ATCAACATTGAAGTTGGTAAAAAACTTGATGCGGTGAAAGCCGAATCATTAAACGAAGTAGCAAGTTTAAAAGCCGAATTAGAGGCAGTTAAAGCAGCTAAAGAAGAATTAAAAAGCGAAGTGAACGGTGAGATTGTTAAATTGAAAGCAGCTAATGAGGCAGCCGTAGAGAAAACAGAATCTTACAAATCACTTGCTGACTTATTCGTTGACGGTTACAGAGCAATCGTTAAAGAAAACGGTGCTAACATGAAAAAGAAAGGGTTTAGCGCTCAGATGAATGTTAAAGCTGCTGGTACTATGACCACTGCTAACATCGATGCTGTTGGTACTAACTCAATTCCTTATCAATTAGCTTCTTTTTCAACTGGCTTGGTAACAACTAAGAGAAGAAGACCTTTCATCATTGACCTTACTAACTTCGGTCGTACTGACAAGATGTATGTTCAATGGGCTGAGATGGCTAACAATGATCCTGGTACTGCTGGCATGACTGCGGAAGGTGCTGCTAAGACTCAAGAAGATTTCGACGTAAACGAAAAATCTGCGAAAGTAGAAAAAGTAACGGCTTACACTAAAGTATCAATGGAGATGTTAGACGATGTTGCTTTCATGGAAGCAGAAATCAGAAACAACTTAATTGAACTTATTGCATTGAAAGCTGATAGCGGTGTATTAAGTGGTAACGGTACTACTCCGAACTTGAATGGTATCATTACTCAATCAACTACTTATGCTGCTGGTTCTTTTGCCGGTACGTTTGGAACTGCTGCTAACAACTTCGATGTATTGCGTACTGCAATCAACCAAGTTGAGGCTGCTAACTACTTACCTTCTGCAATCGTGTTACACCCAACAGATGCTACATTCATGGAGTTGACTAAAGCAACTGATAACGGTTATGTTGCACCTTCATTATTCGTAGTTAACAACGGTGTTACTACTTTCGCTGGTATCCCAGTTATTAAAAACACTGGTATCACAGCTGGTACTTTCTTACTTGGTGATTTCTCTCAAGTTAACGTGAGAATGAGACAAGATGCTACTATCTCAATGGGTCATGAGAATGATGATTTCACTAAAAACTTAATCACTATCCTTGCGGAAATGAGATTGGTTTGCTACGTGCCGTCTAACAGAGTTCTATCTTTGGTTACTGGTTCATTCGCAACTGCGAAAACAGCGTTAAACGCATAGTTAATAGGGTGAGGAATTAAAACACCTCACCCTTTAATTTTAAAACTATAAAAAATGGCTAAGAAAGTAAAAGAAGTAGAGGTTATCGAAGTTGCAGAAGTTGCTGCTATTGTTGGCGACGTGTCAATTAAAATAATCAAAGATACTCAACACCTTAAAAAAGGTGAGGTGTATAAAGAAAGCGGTGATATTGCTTCGTTGTTAGTAGCGAAAGGTATTGCTGAAATAATCTAAAAAAAACTTTTGTTTGTTTGTTTTGTTTGGAGGTGGGCGGTAAAAAACCCACCTTTTTTTTAAAGATAAATTTATAATTATGGCATCAATATTAGTTAAAACAACAGACTTCACTGGGCTTTATTACATCGCTCAAACAACATACACGACTCCAATATTACAAGCCTATATTGATGAGTTTGAAAAAACATATATCCGCAAATTGTTAGGCTTAACGCTTGGCGACCTATTCATTGCAACGGTAGTAAATAACGTGCCAGTTGGTGCAAGATACGTTAATGTTTTTAATCCATTGGCAATTCAAGTAAGTGGCTTAAATAACGGTGTTAGTCTATTGCAAGAGTATTACACAGAGGGCAGAATATTCGAGAGCAGAGGAATGAAAGAAATATTAAAAGGCATTATTTATTGCTTATACGTACAAGGTACTCAGGCGCATCATTCACAGAGCGGTGTTGCTAAGTCTTTAGCCGATGTAGGTATAGTAATGACGGGAGAGAATGCAGCGCGTATGGGCGAGATTAGACACAATGGAATCATATCCGATTGGGAGGCGGTTCAATACTATATTCACGTAAACGCGGCAACATATCCTGAGTACGATGGCTTGCAATTACAACCTAAATACAGCGCAATATTATGATGTACAAAACAGATATAATAGATTACTTGAATAGCGTACTAACTGCGGTGAATAAGACCGTAACAATTACGGCAACAAGTAACCCAAGCGCGGGCGTTTACACCATTACCGTTGATGATGTTAAATGGATTCAACCAAGCATTGTGCTATCGATAGGGAATAATGATTATACCGTAAGTTCGATTTCGGGCTGTGTGATTACTCTAAGTGGTAGCGCTGCAATAGTTGTAACTTCATTCACGTTGCCAACGGTTTACTTCTTTCACGGTACGGTTAAAGAAACAAACATCACTTTAACTAAGCGCCAGTTCGATACACAGAAAACACCGCTTGTCTATTTGCTTGAAATATTTAGCGAAAGGTTCAATGAAGATGTTGATGAGTTCGAGCGCGTGAGTGATTTGCGTTTGTTCTTTTTAACTCACGCTAACTTTGAAGCGTGGGAAGTTGATGACTTTTACACGAATAGCATCAAGCCTATGCAAAGATTGGTACAACACTTCATTGATACGCTTAACAAACAAGTGAGAGTGCAACAGATAAGAGAATACGAACTAACTAACCTTTCTCGCTTTGGTGTTTACGTGAATAACAAAGGCTTTGAAAGTACATTGTTTGAGGATAAATTAAGCGGTGTTGAGTTGCGTATTTCGCTTGAATTAAGAAAGCCGACCGATTGCGGTGGGTATTGCTAACAAAAAAAATTGGCAATTATAAATTGAATTAAATTTGATGAATAATAATAACTTTTAAAATTAAAAATTATGGCAAATTGTTGCAGTCTTACAGTCGCAAATACAGGGTTTGGCTGTACCCCTATCATGGAAGTGGTAGAGAAATTCATTGAGGTTTCATACTTTAAAGAAGATGGTACTATCAATGAAATTGATTTGACAGATACATTTAACTTAGCTTATTTTACCGCATTGGTAAATAACGCTGATGAAACTTTACGCTGGTACCCATTGCCGTTCGTTAAGAACATGGTAGATGAGCGCGCAGATTCTGACTTTGAAACTTTTGATGACAAGACTAAAATCGAAAGACAAGTTGGTATTCGTTCAGTTAAAACAATGATTACTACTTTAGGAAATAACGCTGGTGCTGTTTCTCCTCAAATGGTTGGTAAGATAAACGATAAGAAATGTAAAGTTTCGGGATTGTTTGGTATTACTAAATCAAAGCAATTGGTAGGTGAAATGATTAATGATGGTTACTTGGCGCCAATTAGAATCGACAACGGTTCAATTTCTGCTAAATTAATCAAGACTGGCTCAGGTGCAACGACTCAAAAAATTGACTTAGCTTTTGATTGGCATTTAGATGTACAAGATGAGAGACTTCGTACATTGGAAGCAGACGAAATGAGCACAGATATTAGCTTGTTAAACGGCTTGTTAGATGTTACTTCAACATATTCTGCAATCGGTCAAACATCATTCAAAGCTACTTTGAAAACACAATACGGTTCATTCTTGAACCCTGTATTAGTTGAAGGCTTGGTTGCTGGTGATATGGCTCTTTACAATGTAACTGATAGTGCTTCGGTAACTATTACATCTATTGCTGAAAGTCCTGATGGAACGTATCAAATCAACTTTGCTTCGCAAACGGTTGCTGATGTGCTTCGTTTAACCATCACTAAAAACGGTTACAACTTCGCAGCGGTAACAGCTAACACAATTACGGTAGCATAAATGTAGGGGAGGGCTTCGGCTCTCCCTTTTTAAAAATAAAACAATGGCAGCAGAAAATGAATTCTTAAAAGTTGGCGGTGTAACCTTCGCACTTTACGGTGTAGCAGGTTTAACGAAAGACGAATTTGTATCGATGTACAAAGGCACTCCACAACTAACTGATGGCTTAGATAAGATATGGGCTACCTTAAAAGCAGAGTGCAAAGCGAAAGGTATAGTGTGGGCAGAGGATGCGTTAAAAGAAGCGCCAGCAAACACAGACCTACAAGTAAAGCCTAAGAAGAAAAAGAAAAGCGATAAGTAAACAATGAAGGCCTTAGCGGATTTATTGAAAAAGATTATTCGCATTGAAACTAAGGCGGACAGATTGTTTGTTAAAATATTGAAAGATAGCAACGTACAAGCGCAGATAATTGATTTCAATTTAGAGCAAATGTACGAGGGCGGTGTAGATAGTGAAGGTCGTTCTTTGGGTGAATATGCCACGATAACGGTGCAATATTACAAGCCTTTAGCGAGAAGTTTGGGTAACGATGGCAGAACAGACCATATTACTTTAAAAGATACTGGAGAGTTTTATAAATCATTTAGAATCAAAGTAGAAAATGACGGGTTCAAAATCACAGCCGACACAATCAAAGAGAATACGGATTTGGCGCAAATTTACCCCGATGTTATTGGGCTTACTAAAGAGAGCAAGCAAATGGTTAGTGAACTTATTACACCGTATTTTATTGAAAGCATACGCAAAGAACTATTGGTGTAGTATTGAGGAGATGCCTATTTATAACTGGTTAAAATGGCACGAGGATAAGGACGATAAGTGGCTAAGTAAAAAAGGCAAAGCTGGGTTACTTACTTCGTATATAGGAAACAAGTTGATGACGCAATTCATAGAACGTTTTGGCTTTAGTGAATCGTTTATAAAGGCATTAGAGAAGGAGAAAGAATTAGTGTTGTTACAGGCGAGAATGGCAATAACAGAGGACAGAAGTTTGAGCGCGTTCATTAAGATTTGTCAGATAGAGATTGAGGCGTTAAGAGCAGAAACGCAAGACAGAAGCGACTTTTACGAGATTAAGGGAGTGTTAGAACATGAGATGGGGTTTCAGATTGATATAAAGAAAGTAAGTGTAGCAGAATACTATACCTATTTCAAAGCATTAAAAAAAATAAGACCTAAGCAAAATGGCTGAAAGCGGTAAAATAACGAGAGAAGATATAATCGCAAAGGACGCGTTCACATCTGCCGTTGAGGAAGCAAAAGAATTGTTAAAGGTTGTTACCGACATTCAAAACGCGTTAAAGACAAAAGCTAAGCAATCAACAGACGGCTTCGCTATCGCATCACCTCAAACACTTGATGATGTTGCTAAACTAACTAAACAGATTGAAGACTTAAAGAAGCAAATAATAGCATTAGAGGCGGTAACGGAAAAACAAAAGAAAGCAACAAAGGATTTGACAGCGGCTCAGGCGCAAGAGAATTTAGCACGTCAAAAGCAACGCCAAGAGATAACCCAACAAGTTAAATTAAATAGCGACCTTACTACCACATACGAGAAGCAAGTTGTTAGATTAGCGCAAATCAAAAAAGAGTTAAAGAACATTAGTGCGGAAGGCGGCAAAGCACCTAAGGCTTTAACTGATGAGTTCAAAAAATTAGATACAAGCGTAAGGAAAGCGGAAGAAGCGGTAGGAGAGCATCAAAGAAGTGTTGGTAACTACAAGCAAGCATTAACGGGTTTGAGTGGACCACTTGGGAATGCTGCAAATGGTATTAGTGGAATGGGGCAAGCCTTAAAAGGTTTGTTATTGAATCCCGTTGCGCTGGCTATTGCTGCCGTAGCTGCTGCCGTTTATGGCTTATTTAAAGCGTTCACCTCAACAGATAGTGGTGCTACTGAGTGGGCGGTTAGATTAGAGCAAGTAAGCGCGATAATTGATGTTGTTAGAAATAGAGCACTATTGTTAATTGATGCTATTGTGGCGTTGTTTAGTGGTGATTTTACAGAGGCAGCGCAGAAGTTTGGTCAGGCGGTTAGTTCAAATACAGATGATTTTGAAAGGGCAACAGATGGTGCAAGAAAATATATTGAAGCATTAGATGACTTAGAGGATAGAATAAGTAACTACGCGGTGGCATCGGCTAAGGCTAATTTAAAAATATCAGAGGCAGAATTTAACGCTGCTGATAGAAGATTCTCCATACAAGAAAGAAGAAAGTTTTTAGAGGAAGCAATAGCTTTATCTTCAAAAGAAGTAGCCGAGCAACGGAAGTTTGCAGAGGAAAGATTTGTTTTAGAGGCAGAAAAGTTAGCATCATTAACTGGATTAACAGCAGAAGAAATTGCTTTGTATGTAGAGATGACAGAAGAGCAAAAAAAGAATGCGAGCGAAGCAGTTAAAACTGCAAGGAATAAATACGAAGAAGAGTTTAAAGCCTTAAATGAATTTGGGGCAAAAGTGTTTGAAGAACAAGAGAAGTTTTTTACTGAAAACAAAAAGAACAACGCAAAGCTGGCTGCATTTGATGAACAGATAAAAAAAGAGGCGATTGACAGAGCGAATAAAGAAGCTGAGGAAAAGAAAAAAGCAGCCCAAGCATACTATGACTTTTATAAAAGTAAATTAGATGACTTAGATAAAATAGAAAAGAAGAGAAGAGGAGATTTGCAAAAGGCAGAGCAAGTGAGATTGAAAGATGATAATGTCCGTAACCAACTTGACCAAGAGAAAAGACAAGGCTTAATTGATGGATATAATGAGCAAAGCGAAGCATTAAAAGATGCTACAAACAAAGATATTGACTTAATTAAAACTGGTTTAGATATTGAATATAGAGCAAGGCAAACAAAACTACAAAAGCAAAAGGATTTTGAGATAAGCAACAAAGATTTGACGGAGAATGAAAAGTTATTAATCGAAGAAAAATATAAAAATGATAGCCTTGCTTTAGCGCGTGAAAAAGCAGCGGAGTTGAAAGGTATTAACGAAAAAGAAAAAGAAGATAAGAAGAAGTTAAAAGCCGATGAATTAGCAGAGGAAAGAAAAGTACAGCAACAAGTTTTACAAGGCATTGAACAAGGGACTAAAAGACGTAGCGAGATAGTTCAAAATGGTTTAAATGCTGAGATTAAAAAGCAAGATGAAGCGGTGCAAAGACAGCAAGAGTTAGCGGCAAAAGGCTTAGATAATACTTTAGCATATCAAGAGAAAAAACGTGAGGAGTTGCAAGCGAAATTAGAGCGTGAAAAGGAAGCGGAGAGAAGGAGAGAAGAAGCGTTACAATTAGCTGGTGCTTTCTTAGGTTCGTATCAAAGTAGGTTAGATAATAAACAAAACACTACTCAGGCCTTAGCTGGTGCGCTTGCTGATACATTAATAGCAAAGGCAATTAGTTCAACAATAGCGGGCGCATTTGCTGGCGGTGTTGAGGACTTTCAAGGCAAAGGAACGGGAACAAGTGATAGTAATTTAATCGCGTTTTCTCATGGTGAATCTGTTGTAACAGCAAAGGCAACACAACAATACAGCGGACTCGTTACAGCAATGAATAAAGGCTTAGTAGATGATTACGTAAAGCAAATGATTTTACCTGACATGGACGCGCCAATGAAGTCAAATGGCAATAGTTTTCAAAGTGCTGCGATAGTGTACACGCTAACAAAAGAGTTAGGAGAGTTGAAACAAGCAATTAAAAACAAACAAGAGATAAAAGTTAATTGGAACGCGCAAGGTGAACGAGTGGAGGAGATTGTTAAAGATGGAATGAAGACGGTTATTAAGCACGTAACAACTGGAAAGCGTAGATTATGAAGACTATATTCTATTTAAACGGCGCAGCGATTGAACCGCCAGCGAATCAAAAGGAGTTATCTATTCAACTTAACTTTGACAAAGACGCGCCAACGGCTCAGGTATCAATCAACAAGTGGCGATTCGTTCGAGATAACGCTGGCACTATTCAAGATTATATAGATGGCGGTCTATTGGGCGCTGATACTATTTACGGCAATTACACAACATCGACGGGTATCTTTGAAGGTTTGCCGTTTAAAATTGAATTAGAGCACTTAGGGACAACTGATGTTATCTTTGATGGGTATTTAGATTTGAGCGACAACGTGGAGGTTAGCGATAACGATATAACCGCGAGTGCAAAAGAAACGCATAAGATTGATTGGCTAAATGAAAGTGCGGATAGCGTAGACTTTCAATTCTTATACGATACACAGCCTTCGCTATTTAACAACAAGTTCATTGATATACCTTATGTTATAAACACAATACCAAAAGCTGGCGAAGCATTCTTAGCAATCATTTCAGCGTTCGTTATTACTAATTCTTTGATTGTTACCGGTAAAGATATATCGAAAGCAATAAGCAAGATAGGTACTGGTTGGGAAGCGGTGGGTGGTATCATTGAGTTGATCGCGGAAATCATTTACTTCATTACGCTTTTGGCGACTTTGATTAAATTAATTTACGATGCTTTCAACTATATCATTCAACCAGTTAAGTATCATCAAGCAATGAGGATAAAAGACCTTTTAGAAATTGGTTGCGCTCACTTTGGTTACACTTTTCAATCTTCAATATTTAGTGGTGAATTAGCAGACGCGGTGATATTACCTGAGAAGTACCAAAACCCTGACACAGATGGCATACTAGGGTTTCTTAATCCTAATGAACCTGAGATGAGAGGTTATTACAAAGGCACGTTCGGGCAGTTATTACGCGATATTAAATTGATGTTTAATGCAAAGATTATAATTAACAACGGCACTTTAATAATCGAGCGTCGCGATTACGATTTATTCCCAGCAACAACATATCAACTGCCTGACTTAAGAAACGATTGGAACGGCTTTAATGCGGATGAATTTAAAAGCGGTTACTACTTAAAGTTTCAAACTGATTTAAACGATAAGAATACGATAGATAAATACGAGGGAACAGCGTATCAAATTACCTTGCAGCCTAACATCGTTAACAATCAATTCAATCTATTATACAAAGGCTATGAGCGTGTAGATTTCCCTTTTGCACTCGCTAAAAAGAAAACATCATTAACTTTCCCTGAGCAAGTATTTAGAATAATCTTAGATACATTTAGTGCGGTCGCGAATGTGTTTGTGTTGATTATTAATGGCGCTATCGATGCCTTGCAAGCGGTGATAGGTTTAATTAATGATTTAATTGATGCGCTGGCGTTTGTTGGTATAGACATTAATTTTAATTTACAAGCACCTGAGAATATTCCTCCAGTTGTTTTAGGTACTTTAATTACTGATAGGCTTGGAATGTTGCTTTTAGAAAACGACTTTGTGAACGTACCTAAAATATTCATCATTCAAGAAGGAAGCACACCACGTAAAACAGATGTAGATGAAACACTTAACGCGAAATATCTTTGGGATAACTATCATTTTATTAATTCCTTTTATCCAATACAAGGAAAGCATAATCAGTATATTAAGCGCACTTTTGATAACGTGCCTTTTTGTTTCGAGGATTATCAAAAAGTAAAATTAGACAACAGAATATTGACTAATTTTGGTGAGAGCGCATTAGTTGATTCTTTAGA